ATGGCTAAACCAAAAGACAATGCCTACAAACTTGCCCCAGGTGCATCCCTTTCAGCCCCAGATGCAAAGAAACGACTTATCGCGCTGATTGAAGATGGGGTAACTGTAGAGGACGCTTGCCGCGCAGTTGGCAAGTCTGTAAAGTCCTATGAGTACTATCGCGCCTCTGACCCACAATTCAAAGAGGCCATTGACCTGGCCCGCGTCTTACAAAAGCGCAAGGGTATCGTCGCAGACGACGACAAAAATATTTCCTTTGAGGACTTCAGAATGAAGTACCTCTCCTCTCAGACCTTCCCTCATCAGCGCAATATCATCTCGCTGCTGGAAGATGGTGAGCCAGCCTGGCTACACCCAAATATGATTTACGAGCAGGGCTTCAAGAATTACGTGCTCTGCAATATGCCACCAGAGCACGCGAAAAGTATGACCGTCTCCATTGACTACGTCACCTATCGCATTGTCACAGACCCTAACGTCCGTATCAAGTTGGTGTCTAAGACCCAGCAGATGGCCAAGGAGTTTTTGTATGCTGTTAAGCAAAGGCTCACGTCGCCTCAATGGATTGAACTTCAAAGACGTTATGCTCCTGTTGAGGGCTTCAAGGCAACTGCTGAAAAGTGGACACAGGACGCAATCTACATTGAACGCGACTCAGGTGAAAAAGACCCTACCCTTCAGGCGTTGGGTATCGGCGGTCAGATTTATGGAGCACGTGCTGACCTCATCATCCTGGACGACTGCGTCACTCTCGCAAACGCTAACGAGTACGAAAAACAAATCCGTTGGATTCAACAGGAAGTCCTAACTCGTGTGGGACCTACTGGCAAGATTCTTGTCGTAGGCACTCGTGTTGACCCTGTTGATATGTACCGCGAAATGCGTAACCCAGACCGTTACCCTGATGGCACATCACCTTGGACTTACCTGGCTATGCCAGCCGTCCTAGAATTTACAGATGATGCAAAGGATTGGACTACCCTCTGGCCTAAGTCTGACCGTCCTTGGTCAGGTGACCCAGTAGACCCAGACAAAGAGGGACTATATCCTCGCTGGGATGGAATCAATCTTAAGAAGCGTCGCGGTGTCCTAGACCCAAAGACTTGGGCAATGGTCTACCAACAACAAGATGTTGAGTCTACCGCTATCTTCTCTCCTGAATGTGTACGCGGTTCTGTTAGTGGTATGAGACCTATTGGTCCGTTAATCCCAGGTGCTCCTGGACAACCTGCTCAATTGAATGACCAGTACATTGTCTGCTCAATGGACCCAGCGATGTCTGGTGATACTTTCTCAGTTGTAATGGCTGGAGATAGAACCACTGGCAAGCGGTATCTGCTAGAGGCATCAAGAATGCCCGCACCTACACCGCAGCAGATTCGTGAACTTATCTTCAGTTGGACTGAGAAGTACAAGCCTAAAGTCTGGGTAATTGAAAAGAACGCCTTTCAGTTGTTCTTGACCCAAGACGAGCAAATCAATAAGTTTTTAGCAACACGTGGCATCAGGTTGGTTCAACACTACACTGGTGCAAACAAGATGGATGCCGAGTTCGGTGTGGCTTCAATGGCTCCGCTATTTGGCAATACAGATTCTCAAGGTAAGCATATTAAAGGCTCTAACCTTTTAGAATTTCCACGCTCTGATAACGAACATATCAAGGCTCTGATAGAGCAGTTGATAACTTGGTCAGCAGGTACCAAAGGTAAGCAAGACGGACCTATGGCACTCTGGTTTGCCGAGACTCAGATGCGTGATTATATAAATCAAATGGGTGCATATGGCGGTTCTTTTGTTAAGAATCCTTTTGCAACTAAAGGACAAATCGCAAAACGCCGAGTCGTCAATTTAGAAGAATACGCCAAACTCCAAGAGGAGATGGCCGTAAACGGAGGAACCTGGTATGGCAATGGATATAGATGAGATAGGTATTAAGGTCCGCAAACTACGCGACCATTACCATCTTCGTGATGCCCGCTGGGCCGACCTGCTTTCAATCCGCCAAGGCAATATCCAACAAGTCTTCCCTGAACTATTCTCATCAGACTTTCCTAAGCCAATGGTGGCTAACTTCATTGACATCGCTGCTCGCGACGTAGCCGAAGTTATCGCTCCACTACCAGCATTCAACTGCGATACAACCGACGCTATCTCAGACCGCGCTAAGAAGCGCGCTGACAAGCGTACAATGATTGCCTCTGGCTATCGTGACTCTTGTAACCTACAAACCCAAATGTACACAGGTGCTGACCGCTACCTGACCTTTGGTATGTTGGCATTTATCATTGAGCCAGACTTTGAAAACAATCGCCCAATGATTCGCATTGATAACCCAATTGGTGCATATCCTGAATGGGATAGATTTGGAAGACTGCTTTCCTATACTCGTCGCTACCAAAAGACAGTACGCGAACTTTGCAACGACTTCCCAGAACTAGAGCCAGAGATTCGTGGTCCATACGAGTCACGCAACTCTGAGCGCAACATTGAAGTCTTCCGCTACTCAGACAAGACTGAAACCATTCTCTTTGTCCCTGAGCGTAAGAACCTTATCCTTGACCGCGTCAAGAATTTTCTTGATGAACTGCCAGTAGTCCTTGCAGTCCGTCCAGGTGTTGACTCTGATGAGCACCAACGCGGACAATTTGATGACATTATGTGGCTACAAGTTGCACGAGCACGCTTTGCTACTTTACAACTTGAAGCAGCACAAAAGTCTGTACAGGCACCATTTGCTTTGCCTTCAGATGTTAACGTACTTGAAATTGGACCAGACGCAACAATCCGTTCTGCTAACCCAGAGAAGATTCGTCGCGTTGGTTTGGAAATGCCTAACGGTATCTTCCAAGAGGCTGCTGCTCTTGACCAAGAACTACGTGTAGGCTCACGCTACCCACAAGGACGACTAGGACAACAATCAGGTTCTATCGTAACTGGCCGTGGTGTAGAAGCACTTATGGGTGGCTTTGATACTCAAGTAAAGACTGCACAAGCAATCTTTGCTGAAGCATTCCGCCACGTTATTCGTATGTGCTTCAAGATGGACGAAACACTATTTGGTGATGTTGAGAAGGAAGTACGCGGCGTTAACGCTGGCGCTCCTTACGAGATTACCTACACTCCAAAGAAAGATATCCAAGGCGACCACTGGTGTGATGTTACCTACGGAATGATGGCTGGGCTAGACCCAAACCGTGCTCTCATCTTCGGACTTCAAGCACGCGGAGATAAGTTAATCTCACGTGATTTCCTACGTCGTCAGATGCCTTGGGAAATGAACGTCAGTATGGAAGAAGAAGCAGTGGAAGTTGAGAATCTTCGTGATTCACTTCTTGCTGCAGTTGCTTCATATGCTAACGCAATCCCATCATTGGCTGCTCAAGGCCAAGACCCATCAAAGATTATCAACGCTATTGCCGCCTCAATTAAAGGCCGTATGGCAGGTGACAACATTGAAGATGTTGTTGCTGCTGCCTTTGCTCCTCAAGTTTCCCCAGAAGTTGCAGCCGCTGGTGAGGCAGGTGCCCCAGGTCAGGCTCCTACTGGGGAGTCTATTAATGCACCGCAAGGTGGAGCAATGCCACAACAAGGTGGCCAACCTCAAGGTTCTGCAATTCAGAATCTATTAGCAGGTCTATCGTCTTCTGGAGCGCCGCAACTCGCTGCGTCAGTTTCCAGAAGGTCGCCAGCCTAACGTTCCTGGCGTCCAAACAAATCCCTATAGGAGAAAACAAATGGCAACAATGAAATCATCATTGACAACCAAAGTGCCTTCACCAGCAAACCAAGGTGGACACGGTTCGTCAGATGCAACAACACAAAAGACAAAGATTCAAAAGAAGTCAGGTCCAGTTGGAACTGGTTCTTCAAACGTTCTTTACTCAAAGCAGCCTTCAGGTACCAAGGGTACTGGAACAACTGCTGGAAAGCCAATGAAGTAAATAATGGAATTTGACGACGAGGGCGAGGCTCCAACAAGGGTAACCAAGTTTGATGTCTACGCCCTTGCCGTTGAGACTCTATCTGAAATTTTTATGGACATTGCAGGCTCTTTAGCAGTAGCCAGCAATATGTTACAAACACACGCAAGTTTCGTGGAAGAAAAAGAAACCTTTCACGAGTATGCAGCCCGAACCATCGAGACACTACAAGAGGGAGAATAAGATATGCCACAGGCAGACAAGCCAGCATTATCATCAGGCCCTGGGGCAATGTCCCGACGCACCGATGGCGGACCAGCATCAAAGCAAGCAATACGTTACATATCAAATATGCCAGCGTATGGTGATGCACAGCAACTAATGGATATGCAGGCGTCAGCGCCTATGGCAAAAACCAATGTTGCTTCATCACAACCTCAAGTTAATGTTCCTGCAAACCAGAGCGCACAAGCGTCTTTTGCACAACAAGCATTAACACCTTTAACCGCACCAACACAACGGCCAAATGAGCCTGTGACTGCTGGTGCTGCAAGTGGGCCTGGACCTGGACCAGACATTCTAGGAAATTTACCAATAGTAATGGGCGGCTCTACAGCACGCCAAACTGTCCAAGCCCTTGCATCTAAACCAGATGCCTCACCAGAATTGCAACATCTAGCGGCTCAATTAGGACAGTAACCAATGTCAATGCAAAACCCTTTACCACAAACAAGTGGGGTTGATGCAAACCAATTTGTAACTAATAACAAGTTGTTTGTTCAACATAATAAGCAAGTTGCAACAGATGCTATTGCCACTGGCGATAACAATACAGCCAATGCTATTGCAGCATCTGGTGTAATTGTTCCTACTGCCAATGCAGTAACTGACCATATCAATACATACAATGCACACTCTTGGTGGCAGAATGCTCTTTCTGGAGCAGAGAATGTATTTGGGCACTTTGTTAATGCTGCTAAAAAGGTTCCAGGTGTTGGCACAGTAATTGATTGGTCCGCAAAAGGACTTAATGAAATTCAAAAAGACTACAAGTTTGTATCTAGTCTTTATGACAAGCACGGTCCAGTAGCAGGTATTCTTGGTACTCTTGGCGTAGTTGCTGGTGGAGTACTTGGTTCAGCCTTTGGTCCTGAAGGAACCGTATTTGGAGCAGACCTTGCAGGTGCTGCAGAGCGTAATATCCTCGGACGTATTGTTCCAAACTTTCAAGATTCTCTAAAAGATTCAGATAATCCAAACTACCACGCTGACTTAGGGCGTCAAGTAGCACACGGCCTAGCAAACATTCCTGGCTTTGGTGCACTTCGCAATACAGACGTAGGTGTTGGACAAATCGTATCTGGCGTATTAGACGCCGCATTTGATTTTAAGACAGACCCTCTTGCCCTTGTCGGCAAGTTTTCTGCTGGGCTTAAGTCTGGCAAGTATATGGTTGAAGCAAAAAATGCTGATGGTACAGCAATGGTTGATAACGCTGGTAAGCCTATCTACAAGCCATCAATGCGTATCGCTGCTCAATCAGATTCAGTTAATGATTTTATCGTAGCCCGTACTGGAGTTGCTACAAGCAACGACCAACTTGCTAAAGCCTATGCAGGTAATGCCGCATTTAAGAATGCTGTAGATGATATAGCAAAGCGTTCAAATCCAATTGAGATTCAAAAACTATATCCAGAAAGCAAGTTTACTACACAAGCAGCGCAAGCCTTAGCAAAGGCAAGCAACGAAGGTGAAGTACTTTCAGTTTTGGGTAAGACTCTTTACTCCGATGAATTGGCAGTAAAGGGTGCGCCTACTGCTGCATTAACACTTCCAACACGTGGTTGGGCTAAAAACTTTTCAGGTAACCTGCTAGAAAATATTCGCAAGAATGAGCAAGCAACCACCATTGAAGACACTGCAAACTTCTTAATACCAAAGAAGAATCCAATTCTTAACTCAGATGGTACTCAGAAGTTAGATGAAAATGGCTTTGTTCAATACAAGTCAGTAGCCCCTGCTATTGCTTCTGGTCAATGGATGAATGCCCTTGCTGGCAAGGTACGTACATTTACTGGTATGAAAGCAGTTGCTTTTAACCCAGACTTGTTAAAGCAATCTGGCAAAGAAATAAACTGGGATGATGCTCAAGCAGGTCAAGCAGTATTTAATATTCTTTATTCTGCTATGCCATACGATATGGCTATGGAGCATACTGCAAACATTATGCTTGAGACTGACCCTTATGCACGCAGTACCAAGTTTCACGAAGCCCAAAAAGAAACACTAAAGGCAGCGGGACTTCCAGCAAGCACTAAGATGCTTGATAAGATTCTTGCTCAAGGACGCCGTGCAACATTTGGCGACGAAATGCAACGAGGAATTTATCAGTACGACCACGAGGCTAAGGCCCTTGGCGCAGTTGAGATGAAAGATGGCTCAATCAAGACTACTGGTTTGTATGGCTGGCAACGTGCTGGTGACGCTATGCTTGACTTTAAGCAAATGCGTGTGGCTATGCGTGCAACCAAAGCATACGGTGCTTTGTATAACCACGTAGATGATTTTTACACAAAGTATACAAACGTAATCTTTGCTCCGCTAACCCTTTTGTCTACAGCATTTGGTTTACGTGTAGCAGCGTCTGAAGCACTTCATCAAATAATCCGTAAAGGATTGCCTGATTACCTAAACAACATTATTGTTGATGCTGCTGCTGCTCGTAATTACAAGTTAAAGACTGCAGAACAACGCGCACTTGCTGATGCTACAGCGCAAGCCCTTACACCTACAGAGCACGATGCTCTAGTATCTGGCAAGGAACTTACAGATAACGAAGTACTTGCAGATGCTCGTGCCAAGGATAAGACAATCAAGGCTTTGGCTAAAAATGTTCAAGACTTGGGCCTTAACAAGGGCAAATTAAATGACATCGCTCAAAACTTTACAACTGTTAAGGGCCGTATTGCCCCACTTGAATGGGCTGCACATAAGTATTACAAAGTAGCGTCTTACTCAGTACGTGACAAAGTAGATGCACTTACTCGTTTACATATGTCAACTGGTACAGATAGCCTTCTTGGTGACGTAAACTCTGCTCACGCTGGTTCTGCAGATATGAATGCTGCTGACCGCGTAGATATGTTCTCACAGAACTTTGGGCACGGTATGAAGCCTGGTGAGCAACTGCACGGACTTACACCAAATGACCCGCACTATCAACAATACTGGGCTTTGAATATTAACAAGATGGCTAAGGATGAAATTGGCCAAGCAATTGCTGCTGATTATCTACGCCTAAAGACACAAGCAAATCTTAAGGGATTATCCCAAGATGAGTTGTGGGCACAGGTTCAACAACAGTTTCAGAAGCGGGTCGAAGACCCAGCGCAATTCTCTGATTTGCGTCGTTCTTTGCGTGTACTAGACCAGGCAAAGCCAGAGTCTTATGCTGCTCAAGCAGTTTCTGGTATTCGTGGCCTTGTTACTGGTTCTGATAAAACTGTTCACGAGAATCTAATTCAAGCCATCAAGAATGGCGATACTATTTACTCAAAGGATTTATTAAAACTTCCTGTTGAACAAATGCCAAATATGGTTCTTGGCCGTTTGATGAAGCCATCCACTGAAAACATAATGCAACGTGTGGTTGAATTTGGATACCGCACTGCAGTAAACCCAGTGATGAACTTCGTATCTCGTCAACCTTTATTTGCTCACTTCTTCTACGAGCAATACCGTACATATAAGCCAATGGTTGAACAAGGCTTAATTGACGAAGATACTGCTCTTCGTATGGCTGCGCTAAACGGAACAAAAGATATGCTTCCGCTTATCCACAACCCACAACTGCGCTCTCAATTCTCTGTAATGCACCGTAACTTGCTCCCATTTTACTTTGCTCAAGAGCAGGCTATGAAACGTGTTGGACGTTTAATTCTTACAAACCCACAAGGGTTTCGTGATTTTCAAATGATTAGCCAAGGGCTAAATAACCCAGGCTTTGTACATACAGATTCATCTGGTAAAAAGTACATCGTTTACCCATTGGTAGGCGAGTTTGGTAACGCTGCTGCTCGTGGCTTAAATGCCCTTGGGCTAAAGCAATTTACTGGACTACCAGAGTCTGTAATTGGAAACACTTCATCACTTCTAACAGTGCTTCCAGAAGTTAAGGTTCCTTCAGTTGGTACATTTACTAACATAACTTTGGCTGAACTAAACAAGGTATTTCCTTGGATGGATACAATTACAAATGCTGTAACTGCTGGCCATCCTGCATCTAACTTTATGGATGCTGTTATCCCTAACTCTACAATGCGGGATATCTACAATGGAATGACTTTTGACCAACGCGAAAATACGGTATACAATTCAATGTTGTCTGCTATTGCTGCGGCTTATTATCACGGTGATTTGAAAGATGATTACGCTCAATTGCCTCCAGCGCAACAACAAGCAATTATGGACAAAATTGAAGGCAATGCCCGTTCAAATCTATTTATTAAGGGCTTACTATCTTTCTTCTTACCTTTATCTCCAAGCGTATCAAACGACTATTACACAAAGGCTGGCCAATCATTTAACTCTGAGTTTAGAACTATCCTAAATGAAGAAATGGCCAAGGACCAAAAGAATGGTTATGCAACTGCTCTTTCTAGGTTCCTTCAAGAGCACGGTAACCAAGCGATTTCATATACCGTAACCCATACAACTGATGGCCTTAATGGAGCAAAGATTCCATTGGCTCAATCAACACTTGACTGGGTGGCTCAAAACCAAAAGTTAATGACTGATTTTCCTAATGGTGCTGGTTATCTTATCCCTCAAACAGCAGCAGATAAAAACGCCCTAAAGGTTGAGAATAAGTTGCTCCAGATGCAACTACGTTCCAAGAAAACCCCAGCAGATTTTATGCGTGCTATTTACATCCAACACGGATGGAATGACATTCAAGATAACTACAACTCTTTCCAAGACTTTGTAAATAAAGCCCGTGCTCAAGGCAATCGCTATGCGGTAAGCCAAGCAGTTCAGGCTTGGAATAACTACACTGGAGAATATGGGCTTTCAAACCCTATCTGGTACGAGGATTACACTGGAAAATCAAAGGTTGTAAATGCTCAACTAGCCCTTGGTGATTTGCAGAAGATGCAAACAAAGGGATTATTAACTGGTGAGCAAGGCTCAAAGATTTCTGATATACTTGATAACTATAAAAACTTCAATGCGATGCTACAACAACAAATCGTAAATGGAACAAAAACCCCAATGTACTCACAATACAAGACTATGTGGTTAAATTATTTGGACACATTAAGTTCAGATGCAAAATTAACTTCAGTAATCAATAGCGTGTTTAGGAGAGTGGCCTAGTGGCTGACCAAAAATTGACACCAGCGGCAGGTGCGCCGTCTGTGACTAGCGGTTCATCTAGCAGCGGCTCTTCTAGTTCTAGCGGTGCAAATGCTTGGATGTCGGGTTCTGCTATGGCATCTCCGATGTACAATGAGACTCGCACTCAAACTACTTACCTTACTCAAACTTCTCAACCAGACATTATGTCTTTGGTCAATGGAGTTATGCAACAACTTGTAGGACGTAATGCTACTCCTGAAGAAATTCAACGTTATGGCGCTGAACTTCTAGCGGCAGAAAAAGCAAATACTGGAACCTATTCTGGTGTTACAACTTATGGAGAAACAGGAAAGCGTAACCTTGTAAGTGGTGTTCAAACCACTGCGGGTGTTGACCCAACTGGTTTCTTGACTAGCCTAATTCAAGGCACTGCAGATGCTCAATCTTACAAGGCTGCAACTGGATATATGCAAGCGATGATGCAGTCTATTGGACAATTCAAGGGGGCTTACAATGGCTAATGTTGCTGAATTAAAAGCAGCACTAGATGCCGCAAAAGCCAAAGCCGCTGCAGCAACTAAGGTTTACCAAGACACACCATCTTACGCTGCTAACTATGCTCAAATCAAAGCAGATAACGATGGCGCAATCAACGACTTAAACAAGGCTAAGGCTGCATACGAAGCGGCTACTTCTCAATCTCAAAAGTCTTCAAAGTCTAAAGCATCTGGCCCAAAGAAACCAGCAGATTCTGGTGAATCAGAACTTAGTAGAATTTCTCAACAACTAGGTCAGGCTCAAAATGAGGCTGGTGCAGCCGAACTTGTTATGGCTGGACGTCAACCATCTGACCCAGAATACCAAGATGCTAAAGCACGTCGTGATGCAGCACTGCAACAAGTTGCAGATTTTCAATCACAAATTCAAGCAATCCAAGCAAAAGCAGATTCTAAAGATACTGATACTCAAATAAAAACACTTGAGCAAAAGTTAACAAAGGCTCAAGATTTAGGTCAAGATACAACTAAGATTCAAGCAGACTTAAATGATGCCAAAAGCAAAAAGGTTCAAGTAGATACGCTTGCCAATGTTAAGACTAAAAACCCTGAACTTCGTTATGGTCCAAATGGCGAAAGCCTAGTACCAGGCACACCTGGCTATGAATCTGGCTCAAGCAAGATGCCAGAAATTAAGACTACATTTGGCACCACCCCTACAACCAAAACTGCTACAACTACCACTACAACTGGTACAACTACAGGTGGCGGAACAACTACGGGTGGAACTACAGCAGGAAATTATAAAACTGTAAATGGTGTACTAAATCTTAATGGCACTCCTTACAACGGTAAGTATGGAAGCGACTATTACAAAGACGGCGTAAAAGAAACCCCTGACCAAATCAAGCAAGACTTTTTGTCTAACTATGGTGTTCAGGCTGCTTTCATTATGTCTCAGCCAGAACTTTCTAATTTGCTTAGCCAAGCAATTAAAGAAAACTGGGGTCCTATAAAGTGGGGCACGCAGTTCCAAAATACCGAATGGGCAAAAGCACGCACCGCTACAACCCAAGCCTCTGAAATTCAACGTGTTTCTAAGCCTCAAGATTATACACAGGCTTACAATAATGCTCG